GCACATCTTGTTGTTGAAGTATTTGAGGTCGTCAATTTGTCCTAGGTTCTCACCTCCTGGTAATGTTTCTACTTTTGAGCCTCTACCTTCTGCCGTTTGTGGGAAGAAGTAGTCTTCGTTGATGCTTAATGGATTGTAGGTTGCATCCAGCATGTTCTGACTGCCGCCACTTTGAGTTGGAATACGTCTTTGGTGTACTTCGTTTTTAACACGCTCAACAAACTGCATAGCAAGGTGTGATGGCATGTTACCAACGTCGATGTAGAACACACGTCTTTCAGGAGCACGTTGTACCCTGTAGATCAAGATAGCATCTTCCAGTAATTCTTTCTGCTTGAACACCTTAAAGATCATTTCTAAAATACTTTGTCCAAATGGCCAGTAGTAGTCCAAGCCTTCGCTGAGACTGAGATGCACAACATGCTCTGCATCAATGCAGGTTTCATTCATGCTCTTACTGAATCTGCTTTGTCCTGTTGCCTCTGGAGTCATTGGAACTGTGTAGTTCATTGGCGCACTGTATCCACCTGCTGGCGGATTTGTGCTGTAGTCGTTAGTGGTTTTTGCTGCCACTGTTAAATTTTCAAAGTTTGGATTGATGTCTTGGACAATATACTGTTCAGGCTTTTTGCCTTCGTTTTCATTCACAATAACACGACGAACTTTGGTCATGTCCACCCAATACATTTGGAAAGTTTCTGGATCTCTAATAAAAACTTGATCGCCGTACTTGAGCACGTTGCGGAACAGTTTAAAGACACGTTTGTCTAGTTCGTTGAGTTTGCACCATTGTTGTAGTTGCTTTTTAATAATTGCAACTTCGCTGTCTGTTGGCGTATCAGTAAAAGTAACTTCAAAAGGAGTGTTGTTTGAATTGTTCTTTTGCGTACTAAATTCAGCAATAATATCAAGACATGCGTTTACTTCACTGTCGCAGTCCATGTTTTCATATTGATTGTAACGCTCAATACGGTTAGGATGTCCTGAATAAACTTCAGGCAAATGGCTCTGATAGTTTCTAAAACCAAAATCTCCTGAACCACCGCTTTGTGAAGCACCACCTGATATAGGACTCAACACGCCCGAAGTATCAGCAACTTTAAAATATTTTTTCCAACTCATAGAACTATTTACCGTCAGGACGTGTAGGCTCGCAACATCTTGCGACCAATTTCATTTTGTTCAGTGGCTTCACTTGCCACAGTGTTAAGCACCCTAATCACTTCTTCCATTTGTTCACTGCTGGTTCTTTGTGCAACTTGTGCTGAGGTTGTTTCTTCAGCAGCCTGTCGTGTCATTGTAAAGTCTTGTGCTTGTGGAAGACTGTTACGGTAAGAATCTCTTGGTCCTGAAGTTTGCACAAACGGAGAACGTATGTTAAGATCACCACGTGTGATTGAAGCTCTTGCAAAAGACTCACCACTTACAATATCTTTCAAGCCTTCTGCTACAACCTGATCATACATTTCATACATTGCATGTTCCATCATTGGATTGCCAAGCAAGTCTTGAATCATTGTTGCTGTGATATTGCCAGCTCTGTATTCATTGAGTGTGCCAATACCAGGCAAGAACTTCTGTGTAAATCCTTGGGCAAGCGATGCTCCTTCAACATCTCGTGCGGCTTGCATTATACTTTCGTATACTTCAGTTGGATGTACCCTACCGCTGATACCAGGAGTAAAAATCTCTGGGCCTTCTTCACCAATTGTGTATGGAGTACCAGCAAACACAGGTCCGCCAAATGCTCTCTTGTCCGGTGGGTTATCACCATCCCCAAGAATTGTGTCTGTTATCTTCTCTATAACTTCAGCTGTGAACTCACCTCCTGCTGCTATACCGTAAATTGTTGTCACCAACAGAGGAAAAACATCTCTTGTGATTTTATCCAAAGCAAGTCCAAAATTTCTCAATGATTGTTGTGCTTCACGTACTGTTTTTGTATTGTCGTCTTGAGTGTTTTTGGCGTTTTTCTGCGCCTCAATGGCAGCTCGGATTTGATCTTCGCTTAATCTCTCAGCATCGCCGAGATCTTGTAAATTGTTAATAAGTCCATCACTGAGTATACCAAGTCCTGCAATCTGTTCAATTGGCACTGCCTGTCTAAATCTTTCAAAGTTATCCTGAATCAAACCAATTTTTTCAGCGGTGCTAACGTTTGCGTCATTCATCACACCGCCAACGTTTCCAACTATCTTGTAAAATTCTTGTGCAGCTCTAGTTCCAGGGTTGACTAATGCATCCTGGAAGCCTTGCTGTAGTTCTCTACCACCCTTTACTCCAAGATACTGTCCTAAAAGTCTTTGTTGCTTTGCAAGCTCACCTTGTCCAGAAGCTTCGAGTTTTCTTATATATTCACGGAATCTTGTATCACTTAGTTGTTGCTCTAATGCTTGTTGAGCCGCTTTACGCTGTTGGCCAGTTAAACGTGATATGAGATCTAATTCTTCTGCCAAACCCATTGCAGCTTCAACTGCTCCGCCGTCAGCGGCTTGTCTTTGTCGGCCTAATCTTGCTTGGTTTGCTTGGCTATATGCAAAAAATTCTGCCTGTTCATTGAGTGCAATACCAAGATTTTGGAATTGGCTTTCAAAAGCACCTGCACTTTGCACCATGGTTCCAATGGCTTCAGCACCTTCGAGTGTGGTTCCGAAACTGTATGCTAACCCTTGTGAGTTTTGTGCAATAAGATTAGCAAAATCAGCCAGTCCAAGTTTGGCTTGTTCGGCCTGCCGGTACAGTTCAGTGAGTCCACCACCTGTGGTTACACCAACACTTCCCAAAGTGTTAAAGCTGTTTACAACTTTGTCAATTTCAGAAGTAGCAAGTGTACCAAATTTCTCAGTTAACACACCCAATGTGCCGCTAACGCCGCCTACGAGTCCGGAAAGTCCATTAATAAGTGGATTTAAACTTTGAAATGAAAATCTATTATTGCGAACTTCTTTTGCAGTTTGTTCAATTCCCCTGGCAAAATTTACCCCAGCGGCGGCCATGCGCTTGCCAAAACTTTCTGTTTCGCTAGCAGCGTTGCGCATAGCTCGATTAAGATAGTCTAATTCACTGGCCGTGAGGGCTACGCCATTTCTTAGGTTATCAATTATTCGTTGTAATTCTTGTTCATCCATTCTCTGCGCCGATAAGTACGTTACCAATATTTATGGTAGGAAAAAAGCATGGAAAACTCAAATCCACTGTCCAAATACTTTAGGCAACCTGCAATCTATGTCCAGTTGCCCAGCAAAGGACAGTTCTATCCACAAAACGCAGTTGAAATACCAGAGAATCAAGAATTACCAGTGTATCCAATGACTGCAATGGATGAAATTACCTACAGAACAGCAGACGCATTGTTCAATGGCAATGCAATTGTTGATGTGATCAAGAGCTGTGTGCCAAATATCAAAGAACCTTGGCAAATGCCGACCACTGATCTTGACACAATTTTAATTGCAATACGCATTGCTACCTATGGACATGAATTGGAATTTACCAGTGCATGTCCAAGTTGCTCAGAAGAAAACCAGTTTGCAATCGATCTACGTGGAGTGCTTGACAATTTAAAATCTCCTGACTACGAAAAAACTGTGGAACTAGGCGACTTGACCGTTTATTTTAAACCTATAAACTACAAACAGCAAAACACTAATGCGTTAGTGCAGTTCGAAGATCAAAAAATAATGGAAACATTGCCCATTGCAGAAATGGACGAAGCAGAAAAACTAGACATGCTAAACGCAACCTTTGTGAAACTTGGCAGTGCAAGCATGCGTTTGCTGGCACAAAGCATAAGATGTGTAAAAGTCGATCAGGACCTTGTTGCCAACGAAGATCACATACTGGAGTTTATCAACAACTGCGATAAGAAAATTTACACAGCCATACGCGATCACATTGTGAATGTTCGTGAAGAAGCAACAATTAAACCATTAAAAGTACAGTGTACAAGTTGTGATCATGTATACGAAACACCGTTTACACTGGATGTATCAAATTTTTTCGCATCAGACTCTTGACATCTAGTTCTGATAAAATCTCCAAGATAGTAGATGAAATGGACAAAGAT